AAGATTCTTTGCATCTTCGGCGCAATGGTGAACCGCCGAAAACTGGGGATACCCTACTCCGGTCATCTTGCGTGTCGTACATGCGCTGCCGGGGCCGATTCCAACCTTTACAAAGTCTGCTCCTTCGATCCATAGTGCTTCTACTCCTTCTGGGGTGACAACATTTCCTGCAATAATATTTACACGATCTCCGTACTTACTACGAATATTTTTTACTAGTGTCTTGAAACTTTCGATGTAACCATTTGCCACATCGATGCAGACAAACTTGAAAAAGTTTTCCTTTTCCATCACCTTGTAGAATGTTTGCTGTGATGCCGTATCCATGCCGATAGTCGGCGCAGAAAAATACTGAACATCCTTTGCAAGTGATTGTAGATCATTCGCGGTATAATGCTTATGCAAGCAAGTCAACCACATGTGCTTGGTGAGGGCTTCTGCCATGTTTAACGTCCCAGTCGTAGCCATATTAGCTGCAACGACTGGAATACCAGTCCAAGGAATTCTACCCACAGTTCTGATCAGGGAAACATCAGATCTTGAGTTGACCTTTGATGGTTGCGGTACGATCAGAACATCCGAATAGTCTAATTGTGTTTCTTTAATTTGCATAGTTGCTTGAGATTATACCACAGTGTCTGTGAAATTCCAAGCAGTGACTTCATGAAATTCTTGACTGAGAACTTTCCCCGTACTGGTTTCCAGAGTTTCTTTGGGCATGTGGCTCCAGCAACAGTTAACTTTACAGTCAACCTTGCTCTTGGGTTCATTCCACAGCCACAGAGTTTGCAATACCCTATCGGATCTTGTGGTGATTTGGCAAGACCGGGGCATTTAAGGCATTGTTCTTTTCTGGCCTCAAATACTTTCTTGGATACTTCTGTAGTGAATGCGCTATTTAATTCGAATAAAAAATATAATAATATTTTTTCCCATAGTTTTGTTTTTACAATGGGAGATATTTTTTTAGCTGTATTATTTTGTGTTGGGAATTTAATAAGAGGAGATGTTTTGTTGTTGTTTTCAGGAACTTCAATTTTTTCTCCTTTGTGTATTTCTTTTTCTATTATTCTAAATTTCATGTTTTTTTCTTCCAACAACCTATAAGCCCTAAAGAACGTGCCCAATTCGCAAATTGATTTTGGTCCCACCATAAAGAATTTTGCTGTTCTTCTGGAGTATCAAATACAAATATATCTTCATCACTTACATTACAATCTGTTGCACAGTCAAAGCTTGAGACAAAATCACCGGGTGGAACAGAATTTAAACATTCTTTACAACAATCACTTTCAGGATCTAACTCTAAACCTGATAATAGGTCAACACAGTTAGCCCCAAACATACCATCGTCTTGACAAGCAACAAAATTTCCAGAACCCGGTTCTTCATATGTACTAGGAGCGACATAACAACTTCCACTATAAAGATAATCGAGTGTACCATAGCAAGTTACTCCCGTCAATCCCTGCTGTTCTACTGGAGTGCTAGGAAGTTCTGTGCCATTCCAAAGCGAACCTTTTAAATGGCAAGGAGCTTCTATATCTCTAAATTTCGCAACACCACCACCGAAAATATTTAATCCGCCACATAAAGAATTTGCTATATAACGACAAATCGTATAATGGGGTGTTTGAGGATTATTGATAACTGCGGATTTGTAAGAGCCTAAAGTATATCCACCACCACCACCCATAGCATCATAATTTGGAGGTGAACAATTTCCTAGCTCATTATCAGAATTATAGCAGTCATTATTAAATTCTGATTCTTCGTATCCACTACTTGTATTACGATCTACAATTATTCCTTCGCACCCACAAAAACTTCCTTTATAAAAATTGATCATATCATCATTTACAAATCCAATAGATCTCAATTGTTCCTCTGTAATATTAAACATAATTTTTGAACAATCAAATTGATCATCGGAACCAAACATGATTTTTCCTTGGCTAGTTACTGGACTACAAATCCCCCATGTTCGTCCAGTAGCAGGGGATAGTGTATTAATAAAATTAAGTTCAAAATCAGTATCAAATTCTAATATACTACGAGGATTTTGATCTGAATTTATGAACCCTCCGTTTGGAGTAATTAAAATATTTCCAGTTGCTGGATCCCTGTCCCATCTCTTAAAATCATAATCGGCACTTCGACTATACCCATAACCCAGCACTATTCCAGACACACCGCCAAACAATCCTTGATTCCAAGGACCAAAAGCATTAGGATCATTATTTGTAATTGGTCCATTAGCAGCCCATGCGGAAATACCTTGTTCTGGATATTTTGGACATCTACACCATCTTGCAGCTTTATAAGCACAGTCCTCTGCAAAATTATTGCCAAGTTTACATTCTGGACAATTTTCCATAAGTTCACAACATTCTTGGGTAAACATACCAACGAAATCTGAGTATGGTAAATTATAAGGATATTGTGGATTTCCTCCAGTGGCTCCCGGTATTTCCCAGTATCTATTTGGCGGCAATCCAAATATCCATGTAATACCTTCGTTAGAAAGCGAATTAAGAGAATTGTTTACAGTTCTGTTGAAGCTATCACAAAAATCATATCCAAAACAATCTGGTAAATTTTGTATCGTTACGCCCGGTATTGTAAATACTTGATCAGTTGGAAGAAAACTATATGGGTTTTGATCTCTAAATGCTATTGGGCCATACCAATTGAAATCATATGATATTGAGTCAATTTCATTGTCATAAACAATACTATTTGCCCCATCACTTTCAATCACTAATCCATTACAACCACTAACTGCTGCTCCTCCTTCCGATGGCATTCTATGTCTGGGTACACCGGAACATTTTGCATTAAATGCTGAAAATTTTTCTGGATATGGGGATGGACATGGAAAATCTTGTCCTTGCGCGCAACAAGCTTGCGAATAACATATAGTGCAATTTTCAAAAGTTTTTGTTAATCTGACACCAAGATTTTTGGTTTTATATTCTTCAATTTCTTCAGCATTTCTTGAAATAACTCTATGAGGAATAACACTTGCATCCCATGTCATGCCTCTACTTTGAAATCTAACAAAAGATAATTCAGACTTTCCATATGCTTGTATAATAAAAAATCTGTTATCGGGAACATTAGGACATGGAGCATCTTGGATAGGTGAAGTGCCCTCAACTGGATAAGTATGAGCTGCAAATAAAATATCTGGTGTTTCGGAATATGTTGTTCTTCCACAATATGGGTCAATAGCAATTCCTGTTGTTGGATCATCAAATGGTGGGCGCAAAACACAATCTCCGAATAAACAATTTGTGGTTGGATTCCAAGCAAAATCTAAAAATCCTTCATTTGGATCATTTGCAATGCATTTATTTATTTGAGAATGAGCTAAAACTCTCGCAAAGGAAGGAAATGCTCCATTACCCGGATCTTGTACATATCCATATTTTCTAAAAAACCAATTGTCTTGTGGAGGACTTCCCGGTCCAGCCAACCCCGGACCCCATGCCGAAAAGTCCCATTTCCCGGGCAGCATGAGCATATATGTGTAAGTAATTTGTGATAATTTTGCTATAAGACTTAATTTTCTTAAATTACGCTGTTCTGCGGTTTCATTGGGATAACTTCCCTTTAAATCTATTTCATCAATAGGAGCAAAGACATTAGCATATGTCATTGCTTGTATTTGTCTCAATTCTTCTACTGGATCTCCGTTTTCATTCTGGAATAGGAATTCATAAGTTCCACTTAAAACATCATAAGGCATGAAGACATTTACGTCTGTTGGAACTGGACCAGAGCCGGGGGGCAACTCAGATTGTCCATATTGGTTATCTCCCCATCCAATAATTGATCCATCGGACAATAAAGCTATACTAAAATGTTCTCCCGCTGATATGTCAATAACTTGGCCAATACTTGACGGAACATTACACTGACCAAAATCATTATTACCCCAACAATATACTACACCAGTGTTGTCTAACGCAATAGTATGATATCCACCAGATGAAATTTTAACTATATCAACATTAGGATTATTTAATATTTCTGTAGGAACAACACATTGATTTGAATCATTTCTACCCCAACATATTGGTTTATCATTTAATCCAATTACAGAGGTGTGATAATGGCCAGCTGATATTTGTTTTGCTTTAGTATCAGGTGGTACTGTCGATTGTCCATATTGATTGTTTCCCCAGCAAATAACATTATTATTTGCTAAACGTACCGCAGTATGAAGTAATCCAGCAGATATCTCGTTTACTGTTCCAATATTAGGAGGAATAATACTTTGTCCATAGTTTGGGGCTACTCCAGTATTTTCAAGTCCCGCTCCCCAACATGTCAATCCACTTGACGTAAGTGCAACAGTATGTGCTCCACCGGCGGAAATTTCAAATATACTACTTGACGTTAACCCTATTGGTATAGACGATTGACCGTATTGATTACTACCCCAAGAAATAATATTGTTTGTATTAGTAAGTACTACTGTGTGAGCACCGCCAGCTGAAAATTTTATTATATTATCGTCAATAATTGGCACTGATGACTGCTGGGCATCATTAGATCCCCAGCATTTTAAAGTGCCGTTACTTCGTAGGCCTGCGCTATGAACATTTCCTGCTTCAATACTAACATATTGTACATCCCAATCTATATCTCCGAAATATCCGGGTACACTTAAAGCGCGGTGTCTTTTTCTTATTGGGCCAAGTGGTGTTCCGAAAATTTTTGCTATTGTTTCAGTTTTTTGTGCATCCGATAAATTTCTTAAATCTTCAACTGTACCTGTAAGAGGTATTGGTCTTGGAAGCATCATTGCAGCAAACAAATCATAATTTGCACCAGAAATTCCTAGTGCTTCTCTATAATAACTCTCTGCAATTATTAATTCTTCAACAGCTTCTTGTCTCCAATCTTTAGCTGTTATATTTACAAATTTTTGCCCTGCCATCAATCCTAGAATAGGTCTTACCGCATTTGTATTATTCTGATCTGGATATGGTTGTTGACCATAAATTCCAAAATTTCCTGTTGGATTTGGAAAAATTGCAGTAAAGGCACGCATATTTGTAATTACATTACTTACATCTATAGCTCCATAATCTTTTGCGAATTCATGCAGATCAAACTCAAAGAAAGGAATTGCTGAACAGCCATAAATAAACCTTCTAGGTATTAAAAAGCTAAGAGGAAAATTTGCATCTTCATAAGCATTATTACATGCTCCTGCCTCGCCCAATCCCCAGTGATGTTCACATTGTATGAATCCTAAACACTGAAGTCTTAATGGTGTTGAAAAAGCACTTCCACTTATTTGTTTTCCAGAAGCCGATGTTTCTGGTTGATTTTGTTCAAAGTAATTTATATTATTAATGAATGGCCAATCTAAACCTCTGTTATAAGCAAAAATTTGAAAAGCCCATGGGTAATGTTCTCTTAAAATTCTTCTTCTATAAGGAGAAATACCCATACGATTACAATATTCATTTTTTGCTATACTTGCGGGCGTACCGGCCACATATTTTTGCCTAAACGTAGAATCTGTATAGCAACATTCATCTTCACCAGCCGTGGAGCAAGGATATCCACTTTCCACAGAAGGACCTGAATTTGAATTTGCATTTATAACACCAGCAAAAACTGTTTCAGTTGGATATCGAAAAATAAAAGGATCTTCTCCATATGCAACTCCTTTTATTGTGTTAAAAAAAGCTCTAAATCCTTTTTCAAGACCAGCACCACCATAGTATAGTTGATTTGTGCTAAATGAATCTTCGGAGTCTGCATCTGGTGGAGATGCATCCCTATTTGGAATTAACGTATGAGAGCATACATCTCCCTCAAGTGTACGACCAAAATGCAAATTATATTCGGGACCACCTCCCGAATCACCTAAATCGGGATTTACTTGATTAAGTCTGGTAAATTCAGTGGATTCACATTCTGGAATATTAGTAGTATAATTACACATGTAAGATGGATGCCACCAAACCCAATATGACCCCATTTTTTTATATTGAAGTTTAAGTGTAGCCGGACTATTTTCTAGATTGTAATTAGTAGGGGTTGTACTTTTGCCATCCGTTTCAATCTTTACACCCTGATACAAAATAAGATCATCATTTAAATCTATTGGATTACCAGACCAATCATTAATCCTAGATCCTGAAAAACAAGATTGGCAACAAACATCTTGGCATCCGGTTGGGGGTGGTGGTGATATAGTAGATCCGCAGCAGCAAGTAGATAAAAAGGTCATAGTTCAGCTTCAATTTTTTCAATCGTATCTCGTAGAGTCTTCATTTCATTGGCAAGCGCACGCCAATCTTTTGTTTCTAGGAGATAGTCTTCGTATGTATCAATGCAAGAATGCGCTTTTTTGATTAATGTCAGAAGAGATTCTTTTAATTCTTGCTTGTCCATATACTATGTATTTTCATTATCTTCCTTTGTCACTACTCTAATCACGTTTTCTTCTGCTTTTAAGTTTTCGTTTACCTTTATTTTATTTCGTCTGACCTTCAATCCGGCATTTGTTATCTCAATTGGATTTTCTTTCACCTCTGTTTTTAAAGGCGTTTGTTCTTGAATAAATCCAAATGGTGTTCCCTCTTCCTTGGCACGATTTATAAGGTCCACGATATTCAGTATTCTCTCGTTTTTCTTTTCCTCTTTGGCTGTCTTATCTACCTGAACATCAATACTCTCTATAGTCTTATAATAGAAAGATCTATAGAATCTAAGATCCATATCAAAGACAGTAATAAGACCTGACTTAGGGTATGGGCTTTCAATGATTGATGATTTTAGCCGCGAGTTTACTCTAGGAACTTTTAGTTTTCCGAAGAATCTAGCTTTACCAGTTCGACCCGCATTTCCCAGATTTGTATTTCGGGTGCATGTCATGATTCTGGTTTGCCCATTAGTTATTTTTCGGAATGTTACAACGCAAATGTACTTTTCCAATGCTTCCATCAATTCACCCATGGATAATGAGTCTGATGGTGCATAGTCAGAATCTGTCTGGGAAATTTTAAAAATTTCTCCATCTAATCGCTCCAACTTTATTTCTAAAGTGGATTGGTCTTCTTCGTCCTCTTCTTTTTCTTTGCTTTCTTTTTGATCGGCAAAGATTGCTGATAGATCTAGACCTTCAGTAATAGGTTTTACTTTATCAAACGGATCAGGTTGTTGGTTTGGCGGGGGCATTAGAAGCTCCAGTAGCACCGATTGGGGTCACGGGTGCTCCTCCAAAGAATTGGTTATATTGATCTGCAAAATCAAATCCTTCTGGAACTCTATTTTTTAGATCAATAGGAGTATAGTAATTAGCTGGTGCTGCTGATTCTGCTGAACCAGTTTCTTTAAATGGCTGTGCTTGTTTAAATATTTTTTCAACCACAGAAAGATTTTTAATTGGATCGTTTGGTCCAGCAGCAATATTCTGTAGAGTTTTCATCTCAAAATCTTTTACTTCTGGAGTTACATCCCCTGTTTTATACTTACCGAAAGCTTCTTGGCCGCTAGCTACGTTTAATTCTGATGCAGCTTGCGAATAATCAGTAGTTCCAAAAATTAAATCGTATACTTTAGACCCAGCTAGAGCACCGCCGCCGAAACTTCCAGCAGTTTTTAAATAGCCTTTAATGTTTGCTGTAGGAATTTCAACACCGCTTTTAAGCTTTATTTTATCTGGCAAAAGTTTATCAACAACAGAGGATTTAGTAGACTGGAATAATAATTGACCAATTATAGAACCAGTTACAGATTTAAAATTTTCTTCCTGCTTTTTTCTAAACAACGCAGGAGAATTGGCATCTGAAGCCTGTAATGATTTGTATATCTGATCAAATTTATCAGCCTTAGTGAAATCCATTATATCGATAAAATCTACTGAAGATTTTCCAATAGTTAAATCATCTACTGTCGATAATTTTTCTTGAGATTTTTGAACGCCTGTAAATTTTCCATTATATGGATCTATACCCATATCACGCAAAGCTTTTGCTCTTGCGTCTTCTGTTTCTGAACTATAAGGAATTGATTCTGGTTCTGGTTCTTGAGGAATCAGAAGTTTTCTATAATCAAAATCTTCTTGTTCAACAATATACTTATCAGAAAAGTTCATTTTGCATAATCCATAAAAATGGTTTTATTGAACTGACTAATATTTGTTTCTTTGGCAGCATATCCTAAAATCATATGATGGGCTATAATTAATTTTTCAAGATCATTATCATTCTTGTTTAGAGTGATTGAAACCTTTTCGGGAGCCAACATTACTTCGAAATGCAAAAGCCCTCTTAAAGCAATAGCTAGATTTTTTTCGTTTAAGTGCTGTTGATTTGGATCGACAGTTGAAATTTGTAAAGTATCGGTTTCTTCAAAATATGAAAGTAAAAATACAATATCCCGATATCCAGTTTCTACTTGAGTCCCGGATAATGTTTTATAGTAAAAGCCTTTTGGATGTTTTTTGAAGTTTATCATATTAGTTCGTTATATTTATGGTTTTTCTTGAGGCAACTGCGTCGGTTGAATGTCTCACAGTAATTTTATCTGGGAATGTGGATGTCGTATTTAAAATTACAAAAGAGCCATTTTTACCCGGAACTCCATAATATGATGTATTTGAATTTATTAAAGCTTGTTCAGTAGTATCTAAAGTTAAAGATTCAAATACTAAAGAGTATCCATAATTACTTGAGTGAGATGTATCAAATTTGTAAATTATATTTCGTCTTAGAGTGGGGAAATTGGTTAAATTATTTGCGTAAATTATTCCAATACCACTTACACTTATCTTATAAATCTGATCAAAATTGGTTCCCAAAACTACATTAGTAGCTAAAGCTGATCCGGTGTCACATGAGCCACCGACAGAGAATACATCTTCTGTATATGCAGCTGGATATTTGAATTGTCTCAAATAAGATTGTAGTTCGGTTTGATTTTCAAAACATTCAAGGAAAGTGCCTTCGCTATCGTAAAGCTTGGAAGATCCAGTTTCTGTGGCATCAGATGATTTTGAAAGATCATTAACGCCACGCATGAATACTTTAAACTGTAGCTGTTCTCCGATATAACTTTCATTAATAACAGAATCTGTTAAGAACAGAAGTTCTTCCCCGTTGTCAAGAGTTTTTACATAGGATACGCCGATGTATCCGGGATTTAGAGTTGAGCCATCAATGCTGACAAAATCCCCGTAATATAAACCAAGATTATTGAGAAGTTCTCTTCCCAGAACATTTTTTATGACGTTGTAAGTCGTACCCGATAATCCTGAAATGCGATTGAATTGCGGAGGTTGTAAAAAATAATCTCTATTATATTTCGTTATTTGATTATCAATATCTTCAATGGTAACTACATTGGCAATTACAATATTATTTACATAAGAATCAAAGGTGTATGTTCCACCAAGATTAGCATCAATTATTTCTGCCTCATCTAAGTAATCAGCACCCGAAATTGTAAATGTATAACCAGCAGTCAATCCTCCGAAGAATAGACTAAGTTCTTCGAAATCACTATCTTGAAGACATTCGTTATAGTCAATTAAAACTTTATTGAAGCTGTCAAAATAAACAAACTGAGGGCTACATTTGAGCCGTTTATTATACAAGCTATACTCATCTGATTGTAAAAGTTGGATGCCGTATAGGGTAGCACCACGCACTTCCACGAAGGCATAACTTGAGGGAGATGAAAAATGCATTTTTTAGTATGCTAGGTAATATACGGTAGTTGTAGCTGTGTCAGATTTTACGAAAAGATTATATGGGTTTGATATTTCGATGAAAAGCTTTTCACCGGGATCCATCTGGAATCCAGTTGCTCCCGTATTGCCAGTGACATAGACTGAGTATCTATTTGACGCGGCTGACTTAATTTGTACTCCATAGGTTACCCCGATACTTGTGATTGAGGTAAGTCTTTGGAAGGAAGTTGTAGTAGCCAAGGAACCCGTTGATACTGTGGATACCAACTCAGGCATGGTCTTGATCTTTCCTGTACCACCAGAAAGATAAGATGAAATATTAGCTACATTTGTGTTTATAGTATTTCCAAGATATGCGGCATTTGTGCTTATCGTGGATAGTGTAGATTCAATGGTTGTTCCAGTTACAATTACTGGATTTCCACCCGTATAACCTTGAATCTTAAGGGGTGATGAAACGTCGTTGATAACCGCAACCGTAGATGCTAAGTTTGCGGTGATGCTGAAGGATCCTCCAGCCAACGAAACGTAAAGGGCATTCACACCAGTGCTTGTGTCAATCGATGCGGAGGCGGTGGTATTACCGCCAATTATCCTCGAAAATATCGGAAAAGCAACACTGGCTGACTGAACGTAACCACCTCCACCCGTAGTGAAGGTATCGGCAAGAGTATTTACTAGAACACCAAATGTAGTACCAGATCCTGTATTAAGAGAATTTGAAATGGTTGTTAGCTTGGTGTTTGCCCCAGAATCAGTAACTGAAACTGCGGCTCCAGAAATACCAGCAACTTCAAGATATGTGCCAGAAACATTTCTGACATAGGCGTTTGATATTGCATTTAAAGTAAGTCCACCTGTAATTCCGTATAGAGAAACGGGAAGTGGACTTGTAGCACTCACTCTATTAGTTGTAGTATCACTTCCCCATGCAATTTTATTTACTTGAACATGGTGGGTGAGGAATGTGCCAGCGTCCCCGGTAGTGCCATAATCCGTGGCGATGCTTGCAGTATTTCCTCCAGATGCTACAATAGTTACATTGTCGTCAGTATCAGCTGCCATTTTATCTCCAGTTTCAGTAATATATAGGTTATATAATGCTCATAGACATCTCACACAAAAATGAATTTTCCAAAAAAGTGGAAGATTATGTGCTTAAACACAATTCAAGCTATTTGGATGCTGTTCTTAACACAGCACAAGAATATAATATCGAACCGGAAGCAGCTGCAAAGCTGATTTCTAAACCGATAATCGAAAAGCTTTCGGCTGAAGGCAAGGAACTAAATCTTGTTAAAAACAACAAGTCTAGACTTCCTTTTTAAATTCTTTACTGTATCATACTCTCATTAGGCCAAGGTAGTCCCTTGGGGAAAGGTTTTATATGTCAAATTTCAGTGATTTCAAAAAGCGTTCTAAGTCAAGCATCGAAGATCTAACCAAGAAGATTGAGGATCTAAACAAGGAAGCATCCTACAAGGATGATCGATTCTGGAAGCCAGAAGTCGATAAGGCTGGTAATGGCTATGCCGTTATTCGCTTCCTCCCTGCTGCTCCCGGAGAAGACATTCCATGGGCTAAGGTTTACTCACATGCCTTCCAAGGCAAGGGTGGCTGGCTCATTGAGAATTGCCCAACCACGATTGGTCAGAAGTGCCCAATCTGCGAAGGCAACAGCGAACTCTGGAACAGCGGTATCGAAAAGGACAAGGATATCGCTCGTAATCGTAAGCGCAAGCTTTCTTACATCTCAAACATCCTAGTTGTTAGCGACCCAGCCAACCCAGCCAACGATGGTAAGATGTTCCTCTATAAGTATGGCACCAAGATCTTTGGTAAGATTCAGGAGTCCATGCAGCCCCAGTTCAAGGATGAGGAAGCCATCAACCCATTCGACTTCTGGAAGGGTGCTAACTTCAAGTTGAAGATTCGTAAGGTTGCTGGATTCATCAATTACGATAAGTCTGAGTTTGATTCTCAGTCAGAACTCTATCGCGGTGACGATGAAAAGCTTGAATCGCTTTGGAAGAATCTAAACAAGCTTAATGAGTTTGTCAATCCGACTGAGTTCAAGACTTACGAAGACCTCAAGAAGAAGATGAATGATGTTCTTGGTGGGGACCTTCGTGACATCGGTGCTCAGTCAAAGACTATTGAGGATGAAGATACCCCATCAACTCCTAAGCGGTCTGGTCCTTCAGATTCAGAGGATGCGATGGCATACTTCGAACGTCTGTCTCGGGAAAATTAATAACTTAAAGTTCTCCAACTAACGTCAAGAACTTTCTGCATCTGCAATATCAACCCGGAGTCGCCAATACTATTGAGGCTCCGGGTTGATTGTTCATTGCGGTTTGGTTGAATTGGTCTTTGACCAAGAACGGCTGGAATTGAGGGTGCTGATGCAGCCTCTGATTTGTCTGAAATAAATTGTTGTGGATCAAATTTTTCTTGATTGATCTTAATAGGATTTCCGGATTGAATTGTTTTCAATTCCTGAATTTTCTGCATAACGACTTCTTCAAGATCTTCCTTTTGCTCGTAAATTGAAAGCTGTTCAGATCTAGTTTCAACCTTGATCTTGTCTTGCTCAGGCATATTTCTTTCAGCCTGACGCTCTTTCTTTTCTTGTACCGATAGTTCCTTCTCCTTAGTTTTTACTTTAGCTTCTTTGATCTTTGGAGGAGGTGGAGTTTTTTCTTCAATTTCTTTTGGTACAACTTCAGTTACCTTTTCATTTGATGCTTCTTCATTTTCATTTTTTTCACCAGTAACATCATTAGTAGTCTTTACTGGTTCGGCTTCAGTCTTGTAGCTAGATTTTTTATTTGAGAGTTCAGTTTCTATCTCCTGAAGTCTTTTATCATAAGCCTCTTGAGTAATTTTTTTATTATCAAGATCTTCTAATAGTTGCTCCTTTTCCTTTTCCAATAGATTGGTGTCATCTTCTGGCTTTGAAGATGTCTCGGTGAGCATCATTTTAAAGAAGTTGGTTGGCTTAGGTTCTTCGTTCATGATAATTCGTTATATCCTTTTGCTGATGCTGCTTTAAGTTTTTTCTCTGTCTGATATGCTTTGATCTGTGATATGAAAACGTCAAGTTCCCACGGAATCATTCTTTCAATCTCGGATAGCGGAAGATCATGCTTGTAGATAAGATTGAAAAATTTTACATACTTATCTACTAAATTTTCACTATCGAGAATTAAGAAAAAAAACGCAGATGTTCTCCAATAATTGCTGTTCTTGAAACTCCGTCAGAAGTTGTATAGCCAACTTCAAAATAAATTTCTGGATTGTTTTCTATAAAATCCTTTATTTTATTGTATTCATCGATTTTTAAATTCTTAAGAACTTCAACTCTTTCCTCAAGAGGAAGATTATCCATAATGAAATACTCATCTTGTTTTTCAAATGATTTAATATGTAAAGCAACCTTTTCTTCGACTGTAAGCTCTGAAGAGATACAATCTTTGGCTTTAATACTTTCAAAGGTAACTACTTCTCCATTACCAATCATTAAAGTCTTGCCTTCAATGAGACTTATCTTATGATCTAAAACATTTAGACTAATCTTATGCTTTTCCTGAGTAGTTGGGCAAGTTATTTCCAGATCTAATTGTTCCCCCATTGACTTTGCTCTTAGAAATAAAAAGCATTGTTCCACTAAAGCGAGTTCAGCTTTAGGACTAAGTGGCATATCATAACAATCATTAATTAAATCCATCACAGTTTTGATTACTAGATCATTTCTGGATTCTTCTTTTATGATCGCAAGATTTTTTTCATCTTTTACTAAGAACGGTCTAAAATATTGTTCTTTGCCATTTAGTAATTTTGCTTTGTACTTTGGTAATCTTTTTTCAAAATATGACATATATTCCTCAATTATTTTTAAATGTATAAGTTCTAAAATTAAATTCTACCGTTGCAAACATAACAGCATTTTTTTCTGTTTCTCCGAATTGTAGTGGGAAAATGCCGATTGGATAAGCCTCTGAAAATATAAAAGTTGATGATATTTTATCTTGTAAGTTTAGAGTGGCTACTATAACCTGACCCAAAATAGATGTATAATCATTTACATAGGTATATCGATTACCCGCAAATCCAGTACCGCTTCCATTTAGCTTAGATCCATCATTGACGATATCTTCGACCCAGTCATTAATGGCTTTGTAATTAGTCCACTTAGCATCAATGGCCATAGTCATCAACAATGAACTTGTTTTATCATAGTCAAAGTTGATTGGAACATTTCTACCAATGTTTGGTCCAGTAGTAAAATCACCAATAACACCTACTGATTTGTTTGGGAATTGAACAGAAAATATCGGAATGGAATTGGCGACTTCTTGGCCGTTTCTTGTAATGCTTACTTCAAAGCGATTGCTTCTCTGAAGTCCATAAGTTTCTACCTTATTTTTTATGTAATTAATTGAGCTGTTAATTTGCATTGAATAGCGTCTTTTCTGTTAAAATTTTGAACTTCCAATTATTTTTTTCACATAAAACCTTAGTAGCATTCCATTTGGCTTCGTTAACTAAATATTGAATCTTTGCTTCCATATAAGTTTTTGTAGCCTTTTTTTTCTTTTCGGGACTTTTTGTTTGTTTGACTGGCTTGACTTCTATTATAAAGACTTGTTCTTTACCATTTTCTTCTGTTAGAATTATGAAGTCTGGATAATAAGTATGTACTTTTTTGTCAATTGGAGAAAGATATGGAATTTTTATTTTTTCATATCCCCACTTCTTGACGGTTGCAGTCTCGTCTAGATATTTACAAAACTTTCTTTCCCACAAGGATTTCGTATAAACATGCGTAGTTCCACCCATGTATTTATGGGGATTGGAAAGCAAAATTTTTGTTTTATACGGCATACAATATCTATACATAAAGCATGGGAGTTTATAGATATCCATTAGCATATGCAGCCGAAAATCCATTCTGGATTTACTTTTCTGCTGCCGATTACTCAGTCCGAGCACAGAATAGAACTAGGGCTGGAGTGGCTTCTAGAGCTGTCGAAACAGTTATATTGCCATTGCCTATGAACTATGATCTAGAAACAAAGCATACATTCAATGAAGAACTTAGCTTTGTTGGTCCCCACCTTAGCGTTGCTGGTATGGCAAATGCGGGTGGTCCATTGGCTCTGACTGAGCGTATAGCCTCTTCTGTCTTTGGTTTTGTGGAGCCATTAGTTGCCACGGAAACGTACAGAAGATTTTCAAATATTACTGAACTGTCGTTATTATCAGAAGCTAGACGGCAATTTAGATTTCAATATCTATTTGTTCCAAAGAATGCTCAGGAAGCCGATGTTGTGTGGTCCATTTGCGATTTATTTAATACCATGTCTTATCCAGTTACTGGTGGAGTTCCAGAAAAGGCATATCCACCACCTCTATGGAGAATAGCAGGCAATAATTATAGAGTTACCTCTCAATGGCTACAAGAACCTTTAGTATGTGTATTGGGCGCGGTTGCAGTAAGCCCTATTCCACAGCAGGATGCTTATGTTCCTCGTTATAGAATAGACGGAAGTCCAGTAGCCACTAGACTGTCATTGACCTTTATGGAATTCGAACCCGGTACAAGAGTTCCCGGTGCTCTTGGTGGTATCAGAAGCAAGTCTGAAATTGCAGCAGGATTAGGCTAATGAAACTTAATATCAAAAATACTTTTACTTTATCAAAAATTGAAGGTAATAAAGATATCAAAATAGCAGATATCTTTGGTAAGATTAAGTTACCAGATGTAGTGGAAGAATCTTTTAGACCATCTGAATACTTTTCACCGGAACAAGTTTCTTATGCAAAATATGGAGATTCAAATAGAAGTTTTCAAATATTACAAAAATCAAAGATTGTAAATCCAAAATCAGATTTACCAAAAACAAAATACTTTATTACTAAAGAATTAAATTCTGTTTATTATATTTTAAACGCTCTTCCTAATTTACAGGTCGGTGATATCATTGTCAAAAAAGTAGGATCATTTTTTGATCCAACTAATAATTTTTTTGTAATAACTTCTATACAAAGATTAACAGATTCTACAGATAACATTGCTATTTCTACAAAATACAAAGGAAAATTACTTGCGACCGATGCTGTGCAAGTGATAAGAAATGGTGCTATCTTTTACGACGATGCTACTATAACCCAAAGTAGCACTAAAAATAAATTTCCTCTTAACTTCGTATCAGATGATGGTGGTAAGGTACAAAAGTATAATCCAACACTCATTAATTCACATTTCTCTGGAACAAAATCTCAATACGCATTTGCAGATACATATTCGTCAACCCAAAGTCAAGCATCAAGCGATCTAAGTACATTTACATTGAACAGACTATAATATGCTTCCAAAATATATTAATATTAATGAAATTAGTTTTTATCATGTTTCTACGGGAGCTTTTGAGGCTTTGCTATTAGATACTCCTATAGAACCTAACCCAACATTTACTTTAGTTGGGGATGTAGCTACTTCGATGTTTGAAAGATTAGAATTGTCTTCTGGCATTGACCACAAATTTGCTAATGGTATTTTAGTACTTAAAGATCGTGGTGATATTATTGGAAAATTAAATCCATCTGGTAAAGATATTATAAAAATTTCTATAGCACCTGATCCTCTTACGACTACTGAAGGTGAATCTGAAGGTTTTGAGACATATTATGTTGTTTCAGAAACTGAATATTCTAATGCTGCAACTGATCGTAAATATTCAAAACTTATAACATTTAAACTATTATCAATAAATTTTTATAAAAATTTAAAAGCTATTAATACAGACACAATAAACGCAGATTTATCTGTTTTAAAATATGGTACTATAGACTATAGTAATAAAATTTTTGATAAAATTTGTGAAGATGTTAAATTTATATTTCAACCCTCAGAGTTTGATACTACTACTCAATATTATTTAAAAAATAAAAATTTAATATTTCCAAATAATAGAATCACAGATGATTCTCCCTTTGCCCATTTAGAATATATGAGTAAATATGCAATGGGAAATAACCTTTTTCCTTCGTTTTATGTTTATGAAGATGTAAATACATTTTTAAATTTTGTTAATATTTTACCAACAGAACCTATTGAACACCCGACAACGTATATTGTTGGTAATATAAACACATTTCCCGGTCGTGAAGTACCGTTTGAACTAGTATCAATAAAGAATTTTTCATTTTCTCGGTTAATATCAGAAGGTGCCTTAAGTTCTTATTATGAATGTGTTTATCCAGATTTTTCAAATTACTATTTCGATTATTTGGGAAATAAATCTTTTATTAGAAGAAATATAGAATTTGATATTACTGAGTTAAATACTGACTTTAATAAATTATCAGAAGATTACGATAGAGGCATTTCATATACATTTCCCGATACTCCTTTAGAATTTACAACATTTACATGTAATCAAACAGATCCAGAAACTGGTGAATGTCTAAATGGATTAACGACATCTTTTTCTATACAGCAATCTTATCCTGCGTATATTCCGATGAAAAGATTTGTTGATGATAAACCTTACGGCTACTATGATTCTACTTATTTAAATACAAATTATGATCCTTCGTTCAATAATTTCTTAAATATTGATTCCACCAAAACTACTGATAAACTATATCAAACAATGTTTGATATTTTCCCGTTTACTGACGATGACTTAACAGAAAACAATTCCCCGGGGATTACGAATAGTATAGGGATGGTCCGAAAAATAATTGAAATTTTAAATTTAAATGAAAGTGCAAAAAAAATTTATAGAAAAAAAATAGAACTAAAAGAAAAGTTTAATGTTTTTAAATATGTTTTATGTTGTTTGTTGGGTGATGATGAAGATGTAAATACTATTGATGCCGTTGTTAAATATCATAGTGTTTTAACCAATTCGACAGATACTAAGCATCCAGTTTATCTTTATACATTCAAACAGATTGAGTATATACCTTTAGATTTTAATATTTTCTTTAATTCAATAGATACAAATTTAAGTGGATTTACTTTAATTCAAGGATCTAGCACTGCTCTAAGGGGAGTTACTATGAGCGGAATCACGTTAGATTTATCAAAATATGATTCATTTTATTGGCCAACAGGAATTGTAACTACGCAATTTAACATAAATCTTGGTATGGCAGGACTTGCTGCTGGCTTAACAAGATCAAATATACATTTCTTAGTTGCTGGATTGAAGGATGGAGTAACTGGCTATTGTTTTAATACAAATGAAACTATGAATTTTCATGTTAATGTTCCAGTTGACAACCCCGGAAGTGCTATTGATCCAAATTTTACATATTTTTCGAATGGTCTTACTTTAGGCGCAACTGGATTTTTTTATGGTGGATCTGGGTATGATTTATCATTGAAACAGCTTATTTTACGTCAAATTGGTTCTGGAGGAATTGTAACTGATACATTTGCGCTGAATGATTATAGAATCATGCCTATTGGCTGTATTAAACAAAATTGGTCATTAGATAATGCTAATGAATTTTTGGCATCACAATCTCAGCTTACTACAACAAAATGTAATATAAGATCAAGAGAACACATTACGAAAATATTTAGAAAAGATTTAAAAAATCTTAAAGGAATTTCAGGACTTACATATACCTGTGCTGGCGTTACAGCAATTGTAGATGGGAGAACAAGTAATTTTATAATATGTCCAAACACAAATTATTACACCTTTGATGTTCAAAATTCAATAGATGGATTCTGTGGTATTGAATGTGAGCTAAGTGATAATAAAAATCCTATAGTAGGGTTTACTGCTTCGCCACAATCAGATCCATTTAAGTTTATAAGACCGTATCCGATTGGATATACCTAAAATGAAGCAATTTAAAAGAATACTAACACATTTTTTACACGATGTCCACGAACATAGTGAGCGATTTTCTCAAATTGAGCAGTATATTTGTGCAAATCCAGATGCAGTTGATAATCAACCAACTGATATACAAGATTGTATTAAAAAATTTCCAAGACTCAACGATTATTATCCGACAATGGAATCGTTCGTAGGTCCATCTGGTGGATCGGGATCAGCTACAATAAATATTGTTGCGGGAATAGAACCAAAAGATGAAGAATTGCAATCTTTGCTAACTGCTTCTTCTGAGTGTGCTGGAATTTCTGCAATTTTAGGGACACAATATTTGGGATGTGATTGGTCAAGTCCTCAATCCCCTATGTCATGTGATTGTCCCTATGTCACGCCAGCTTTTTTAAATTACCTATCTTATAAAAGATTGTCTGCTTCGTATTATAATACACATTTAAAGGCTCCTTTGTATAGAAATGCACTTGAATCTTTACTTAATGCGAGAAGAATTAAATTAAGAGTAAGAGGATATTTAAATTTCGATGTTGGTTTAGTTATTAACATAGAAGATAGAAGACCGCTGACGAAAGAAAATGAAGCTATAACTTTTTCTGGTTTCAGTGGTAAGTGGCTTGTTTTAAATCTAACACATGTTTTTAATAGGGATAGAACGTATGAAACAGAATTAGAATGTGCTTCTTATGATTTACTCATTGGAAATTTAGATCTAAGAAATCCATCTGATTCCTCATCACTAGGAATAATAAATAGCTAATATGGCAAAAGATTTTGATTTAAACTTAACAGTATCGGCAAAAAGCAAAGATTTTGTGCTTTTGAATACTACTTCTGCTTTGAATCAGACCATTACAAATCTAGTCAATGTCAAAACAGGTGATATTATTTCAGATTTTGCCATAAATTCGCCTCTTTCAAGTTTAAACTATTCGGTTGATCCAATTTATAGAGAATATTATTTAAGTTTAATACCCGATTATCTTACTCATGTGACTAATGGAGAGATTGCGGAGGCAGAAATCACCACAAACAGCGTTACCAATAATAAAGTTTCTCTGGATATTCGTTATAAAACAAAATCAAATGCGTCTGGTAGATCAAATATAGTTAAAATAGAACAGAACTTATACTAAAATGGCAATATCAACCAATAATTTAGACATTTCCGCATTAGATTTTGATTCAATAAAATCTGATCTTAAGACATATCTACAAACGCAAACAGATATTGGTAAGGATATTGGCTTTGAAACTGGTTCAGTTTCAGATTCTCTACTTTCAGTTTTATCATATAATACCCTATATTATGCATATTACATTTATGCCTTATATCAAGAAACTAGCGTTGAAAATGCCACCAAGGTATCTTCAATTGAGAATATTTTGAAAGGTATAGGATATACTGCTCCCGGATACAAATCTGCAACTGCAAATATAAGACTAACCTTTAAACCCGGTTCACCTTCGGTAACTCTTCAAAAATTTGATTTATTTACCGCGAGCAATGAATTCGGTAAAAAATCATTCATCTATACTGGCAACACTCAAACCTTTTCAAGTGGATATCTTGATATTCCTGTGACTGAAGGAACAATTGTAAGTGAAGTGCATTTCTTGGATGCAAACGAAACTTATATTGAACTTGATGACACAAATATTGATATTGCAAACATTTATGTTTCTGTGGCTAATATCTATTGGACGAACGCAGTCAATTTTACCGGAGTTCCTACGAGTTCTTCAAAGGTCTTCTTTGTCGAAAAGGTGAATGGTAAATATAGAATTGTATTTGGTGGGTCAAGACAAGATTCTAGATTAAATGCTGCTGGTGACATTCCACTTACTTCTAACGAAATAGTTTTATACTATATTCGTTCAAGTGGAACATCAGGCAATAATTGCAAAGTATTTACATCAACGAATCCATATTTTACAATATCAACAAATATTAATTCTTCTGGTGGTCTAAATCAAATAGGCGTTGAGTATCTAAGAGAAGTTTCTCCGCTTATTTTTGCATTGAATCCAACCAATAAAAGAATAGTAACAATCAACGATCTTAAGGGATTCATCGGCACACATTCTACTTATGATACCACTAAAGATATTGATACTAACATATCTGTATGGAATGGTGCAAATACCAATCTTAAAGAATTTGGAACTTGTTATTTCTCGGTCATAAATTCAACAAGCACAATTGGAAATCAAATTATTTCCGATCTGGCTGATTTTAAGGCTGGCAATATAACAGTCAAATATACGTCACCAATCACAGTCTCACTTGCTGTTACTATAGCAGCTAAGTATCTTCCAAAAACAAAGAAGACTGCTGCTCAATTAAAATCAGGAATCGAATCTGCTCTAACAGTATATGACGTTAATGAATTTTTCAATAGCGTCAATTCTGAAGATTTACTTGCTATAATGAGAACTGTTGATTCTTCATTATCAACGAATCAAACGACCATTTCAATGACTGCGACCTACACACACAGCCTTTCAAATGGTATAAATTTTGGATTTGAGAATGAAATTGTAAGTTTCAATACAGAACTTTTTACTTCAAAATATGGCTCAGTAAAGCTCACAAGTTCAACCGTAGCAGATATTACTGGGTTTTACAAAATTCAAATGAAGAATTCCTCTGATGTTTTTATGGATTATGTCGGAAGATTTAATCCCAAAACAGGAGTCATTTCTCTTAAGAGTTCTTTTAATGCAACAAGCATCATCTTTAATTTTGTTGTCAAGGATATGGAAGCTGTTAAGAACTTTGTAGTTGATCCTACATTTACAGTAACTACAGAAATACTATGATATTATTTTTCAATCCAGAAACTCAAGGTTTAACCGTATCATTCGATGCGAGTTATTACATTGCTGAATTGGAAAATTATATTGCTACGACATTTAAAAGCACTACTGCCCCCACAAATAAAATTTTCGTTGAAGAATACTTTCCTCAATGGATACGAGAACAACACAATAAAAATCCAGTAAGATTTGTAAGCTTCTTACAAAATTATTATGACTGGCTATTTACTGTCGTTTCTGGTGGAGGATTTGGGGCAGATTATGAACTTGAAAAACTATTGGGTCTGCGCGAATGCCCGTTTAGTTCAGTCGATGAATTGATTTATCTGTACGCACATGATTTTCATGGAATATCATATACCTCCACACAAGTAGAAAACTTCAGACCCTTTATAGAAAACATTCAGAAAAAATATCTTGCAGTAAAGGGAACTGATTCTTCATATGAGTATTTTATTAAACAAATTTATGGATTCACTGCTGGAGTTACGGCCAATTATTCTAATACTACTTTTGTACTGAATTCTACAAATATTGGACCCACAAATAAGCTTCAGGATAAAACTTCTGAAAATACATATACTGTCAAAATCGATGTCAGCTCGACCGCTGCCACTGCTGCTGACAAGAAGACTATAGAAGAATCATTCAATATTCTAGGATACAAGACATTGGTAATCTAACATGGCAAATACCCCATTCAACTCAAATGACTTTCCACTAAAGCAGTCACCATATTACAGCAGAACATACGATTCTGATGTTGGTACTACATTTGGGTTTTCAAATAATCAACTTGTAGCTTTTCAGCCCGGAAATCCGCTTCAGGCCTCTGAATTGAACGAACTGCAAGAAAAACGTCTTCTTGACAACACTCTAAATTTTGAAATGTTAGGAGCATGGGCTAAAGAATGCTTTAGCAACAATCTAGATTTCCCTAAGTGGGATGGGGCTATTCCTCTATATCCAAAGACTGATACTATTGGATCTGATACTAAACTTATTGGTATTACACAAGTTGGAACCAATTCTCTACAAGTCCAGTTTAGAACTGGTTGGTATCTAGTCAAGACTGATGCTGGATTGAGAACTTGGGTACACTATGACAATTCCCCAGCTACCGTAACCTCATTTGTCATGGCACCAGCTACAAACTATTATATTGGTCTTTCCAAGACTGAAGGGTATAGTGGAGCTACTGCGACAAACGATCTAGGTGATAATTCTGATGGAACTTCAGACCCAAGCATACCCGGAGCGGATCGTTATATTGTAGGTCTAGGATCTGTAATGTTTAGTACAGTTTCTGGCTTTACAGGAAACTTTGAGCCAATTTTTAGTTACTTTAATAGCGGTCTAACTGGTGTTACAAACAGTGCTACATATCTTAACGGGTTAACATTCCACCCGTAATGGAGGTGAATTGTGAGTTGTGGTTGTAATAAAGGCAAAGATAATAATGGTAATAAAGTGAGAATTTTCAGAGATATTTCATCTGGAAAAACTGATGTAAAAAAACTCTATACGATGATTCAGGGGTTTGCTTTGGCTTATGCCTCTAGAGGACTGTCAAAAGAAAAGGCCCCCAAGGAAATCAAGCAACTAAGAGTGTTGAGTTGCTTTGGTAATGAATCTTCTGGCGGTGAATTGCCACCATGTCAACATCTAAAACAGTCATCTACTGAAGGTAAATTCTATTGCGGTGGATGTGGCTGCGGAGATAAGAAGGCTACTTGGCTCAACGGAACCGCTGAAGAGTATTCAAAGTTAGACTTCCCCTTCCTATCCTGTCCGTTGGCCATGCCGGGATTCTCAAACTATAAACAGAGCAATCCAGATGAAGCTAACGAACCTATTACAAGAAAATTCTATATTGAAAATATGGATTTTACGGATGTACAGGAAGTTCAAGTTACACAGCATGAATTTGATCCTGCTGCCCTTGGTTTAGCCAAGCAAGTAACCCAAGATGAACTTAAAAATATGTTTAAGAAAAAATCTGACTGAATCTAATGCAGCATACATAATAGTATGCCAGCATTAAATTCCAGAGAATCTTTAATAGATTACGCTTTTAGAGCTTTAGGATCACCTGTAATCGAAATAAATGTCGATATGCAGCAAGCCTATGACAGGCTTGACGATGCACTCCAGTTCTTTGCCGAGAGGCATTTTGATGGAGTGGATCGTTGCTATTTTGATTATGTTGTCACTCAGCAAGACGTAGATCGCAAATATATCAATACAGATGCCTTTGGCCCCATGGTTGGTGCTGATGCGTCTGGCCGTCCGGATGGGCGAGACATTTTATCGATCATAAGAATTTTTCCTTTTGGTACTCATAGCTCAAACAACTTTTTTGACATTCGCTACCAGCTAGCGTTGAATGACTTCTTCGGTATTAATACTAATCTTAACACAAGCGGTGCTGCTCCAGTAGCAACTTATGACATTGCTAAAAGATATATCAGACTAATTGAAATGATGTTTGATCCAGAAAGAGCTATTCGATTCTCCAAGGTCACAAACAAGCTTCAAATTGAAACTGACTGGACTGAAATGAAAGCCGGAACACATCTAGCTGTCGAGGCATATGTTCTGTTAGACCCAGAAAGATACACAGAAATTTATAATGACATTCTTCTAAAGAAATATGTAACGGCTCTTATCAAGAGACAATGGGGCGCAAATCTTTCAAAGTTTGATGGTGTTCAGCTTCCCGGTGGTATTGTCACTAGAGGATCCTCAATTTTCGGAGAAGCAATACAGGAAATCGCCATCTTAGAAGAACAAGTTAGATCTGCGTATGAATATCCACCTGACTTCATGACAGGATAAAAATGGCAACAAATCCATATTTCAGAGACAATTATTCTGGAGAGCAGAATGTTACAGAGTCCATCGTAATCGAAACGATTCGAATGATGGGCAAAAACTGCTTTTACATTCCAAGAGAATATAATAATATTTCTGTTCTTTATGGAGAAGATCCGCTTTCTACATTTACCAATAAAATTGAGATTGAGATGTATCCAGCAACTGTCAATGGATTTGGTGGTGCAGGAGATTTGGCCTCAAGATTTGGTATTGAAGTAAAGGACGATGTTACTTTAGTTGTTTCAAAGAAAAGATTTACAAAAGAAGTAACGGAAAGATTTAACACAATCACTCGCCCAAGAGAAGGTGATCTTATTTACTTTCCTTTATCTAAGACCTTCTTTGAAATAAATTTTGTTGAACACGAAACACCGTTCTATCAACTAGGTAAACTTTATACTTTCACATTATTCTGCGAAACTTTTGTCTTCTCCCACGAAGAATTCAATACAGATTCGCCATTGGATACTATTATGGATCGTTCAAAGGAAACATACTCATTGTTTATCAATGAGGCTGGTGGTACTTTCATGAATGAGTTTACCATCGGTGATAAACTATACCAGAACGGTTTCACCTTGGGTTCATCTCCAAAGACTGCTGCTATTGTGAATTACAATACCAGAGTGAAGCAACTTACACTATCTCCGATCAAGGGCACATTCGTATCTGGAGATATTGTGGTATCAAATGAATTTGGAATTACTGCTTCAATGACTGGTGCTACATCTTCCAATGTGGTTACCTACTTCAATACAGAAACAGATAATATTTCTGACATTGACAATCCATTCGACATGCTTGTGCAAGATTATTACGCTGGAGTCACCCCAAGCTTAATCGACTATAGCGAAGATAATCCGTTTTCAGAGGGTATTTAAATGTCTGATATAACAAA